AATACTTCTGCTTCCTGTAGAAAAAGTGTTTGTGGCATTTCGGGCATCTGTAAAGCCTATCAACTTCGTTCAACACCTCTACTTCCGGTTCAACGGGTTCCTGCTCTTTCAGCAACAGTGCGAGGGCGTCTTTTTTGAGTTCATTACAATACGGAGGATCAATTTCGTTGAAATAAGGACATCCCTGTTCGCATCTGAGAAAAACATCAGAACAAATTTTCAATCCTTTGATAACCTTTTCTCTATCCATGTTCGCAATGCTCCTATATTCGTTATCTGTCTGATATTGCGTGAAACGGGAGTCGAACCCGTTAGCGGTGGCACGCTCCATCGGTTAGGATCGGAGAGCGGATATTCACATCCTTTCATTTTTAACCTAACCTCCGGCACCGCCCCTCCGGGTCACACACATCAGATCACCACTTGCGCCGTTGCGACTTGTCCAAATCTCGCCAAAATCGCAGTTTGTTCTTGTCTGTGTGCGAGTCTTTCCACAGCCACAGGGCGTGTGATTCGGCCTGTATTTGCCCCTTCCACGCCCTGTATTCGGCACACACGCTATGACAAGTCAATGTTCGATTCTCGCACCCCTTGCAGGGGCATACAGGGCGCATCAGTAGGGAAGCTCCGGGTTAACTTTCTGCATCCCTGTTTCCTTATCAATGTTACTATCCTTCGGAGACAGGAATTCAACTTCACTTGCAGTGACATCCATATTCGCATAGGTTTTGCCGTTGCTTTCCCTTACATCCAAAGAAACCCGCCCAACAACGCCAACCTTTTTCCCCTTAGACAGATACTTTGCACAATTTTCGCCCATCTCGTTCCATGCATTTACATGAAAGAAATCTGCCTCCGGCTGATTCTCCACCCTTCTGCGCCTGTTAACAGCAACATCAAACGAGCAAACAAACTTGCCCTGCTGTGTTGTCCGCAGTTCCGGGTCTTTCGTAAGATTTCCAACAATCGTGATAACGTTCATTTCATTTTCCTCCACATTTTTAATTGCCCGACAACAGGATTGAATAACATAATATTTCCTTTGACTTTCCATGCCACAAGGAACGCTTTGTCCCGTTTCCTTGTTTTCCATGCATCATATGGGGACAGGCTCCACCGCTGAAATATCCCTCCTATACCTGCAAGATATTCACCATCCTTTTCAATTATCAAGGCTGTTTTTGAACGAATATTATCCACATTACACCTCTTGAATCTGTATTCCATGCCTGTACAGCATCAGCTTTTTCTTCAGCTTATACACAGGCGTTTTAGTTGCTCTTGACTTCACATCCTCAACAACAATCCTGCCGTTTTCTGTCCGTCTGTACGTGAAGTCTGCAATGTACCTGCACTCACGTTCAAGAACCTTTCCATGTTCATCTTTCTGCTTTGGGATCAACACGAACGGCACTTGCCGCTTCAATTCGTATATTTCCCCGGCTTCTGCAAGGAGAGCGAGTTGTGAATAGCGAAATGCCTCCTTCTTGCTATCAAACTTTTCACCATTCACAACAACCTTCTTGTTAAGATATTTCGTCACTGCATTACCCCCTTGCCAACTCCAACATCCGGCTCATAGCATCCTCTTGCTCATTCGAATAATCCCGTTGCTTGTACTGCTGTGCAACAACCGCTTTCGGCTTCTGCCGATTATAGTTGTTCTTTTCCCATGTACGAATCGTGGCTTTCCAATCCTGCATCTTCTTGCCGTTAGACAGTACCCAATTCCTTGCAACGTGATAATCAATGAAATAAGCGGGGTCTATGCCGTTGTTCCGCTCCCGGCAGTATTCTGTTACCTCCTCGAGTGTTGGCGGCGTAAAACGCTTGTTTTTTTGCTCTGCTTTGCTATCATTTGCTATCGTTTGTTCTGCTTTGATAACATTTGCTTCCTCGTGCGGTTTTCTTGTTGCTCCTGCAAACGCCCGTTTGCTTTTGATCTCCATATTTCGATCAATCTGCCCAACAAGGAAAGGGAAGGCATATTTCTCATTGCCGATGATGTATTTTTGATAATCAACCTGTCCTTCAGCATAAGCAATGGCACCACGCACCATTCTTCCGAATTCATCATCGGTCAAATATTCCGTTTCCCGGAGCAGATCAAAGTAGATCGGAATGTACGGTTTTCCCATTGTTACACCGCCCTTTTATATCTTGCGTAATGAATATTCTCGCCATACCTATTCACGGCATAAACAGTTTCAGAAACAATATCAACCCCACGCTTACGGAGATCATGCACTCTTGAAGCAAGACGAGTAATACCCATCTCAAAAGCTTCCATTGTTGTTATTGAACCATTGCTATCAATATGGTTCATAATCATTTGGCATTGAGTCATTCATCGTCCCACCTTTCCGCATTCAGCCATTTATTCAGCCTTTCAATGGCTTCGCACGCCTGTTCGTAATCTTCATCAGACTCATATTCACACCGCACCGGATCACGGAATCCAAGGCTGTTATCACGCTCGTATTTGATATAGTCGATGTGTCCACACGTATCCTCCGGCTCCCTTTCTGAGCCTTCTTCCCGGCAAATACACCTATGTTTATCCCACAGCCGACAATTACCGCACTCATGCGCTGTCCATGCCTCCTGCGGCATTTCATAGTCATCCTCGCCGCTTGCCACATAAACAATATAAGCGGCAGGATATCCGAAATCTTTTAACCGTGGTTTCATGATTGCCCTCCATCAAATGTAGTTCTTCCGAATCAGCCTCATCCACTCATCATGTGTATGATCTCTTTCATACGCAAGCTGTGCATCCTGTTTAAGTCTGATATTTTTATCCTTGTCATACTGCGCTCCTTCTGTGCCTGTATGGCAGTTGTGGCAAAGATAAACCCATAATCCGTTCTGTTCGCTGATCCTGCGGTTTGCTACACCTGCGAAAATATGATGCTTTTCAAGTGTTATCTGCCTTCCGCAGATGTAGCAAACCTTTTCCGCTTGCAGGATACTTTTCATGCGCTTGTTTCCATCTTTTTCTTGAAGTTGTTGAACTCAACTTCAGCGTCACAATATTTCACAATGGCATCAAATTTCTGACGATACGCATTAAGCTCATTGATTGCTTTCGTCTTTAACGCCGCCATACTGTCAGCAGATTGAACAATTGTCTGAATCGGCGTGTAATTGCTTGTGTTTTCCTCAATCTTGAAATAACAACGAATCGGTGGTTCTTCCGGCACTTCTTCCTTCACAATAAGCAAGCCATTGATAATGTTCCTCGCTTGATGCTTTCTGAACTCGTTTGCCGCTTTATCGTTGTCCCATTCAAAATCATCATGCAGAACAGCCTCAGTTGGCTTGCTAACCTCTACAAGGTTTTCTGCATCAAGCCTTGATTCATCCGCAAGTTGATTCATTACCTGTGCCGCCAATGCAGGATCAGCCTTGATCCTTGTACCCGGTTTCCATTTGTAAATCATGTTTTTTCACCCTCATCCTTTCTTAATGTGTAAGCCGTGCTGTTCCTAACCTCTCACCGACTAAACCCGAAACACCATTGCTCAACAATCCAAACCTGCCATACCGCACATGACCGCACCATATCTTTCCTCACGCAACCATTACTTACCGGAACCCGACTATCCCTTCCTCACATGCCACATTCCATCCAGTCCACGCATCAACTTGCCACTGCTCTCCATGTCTTTTTGAATACCGCACTCCCAACCGAGCCATTCCGGTACTCACCATTCCTCAACAGAACTTGCAACACCTATCCAGTCCATGCCTGCCTCGCCGTATCTGTCCTTGCTACGCTGTCCCTAACACTCCCTGTAACACCTAACCCCGCATAGCCTGCCACATCAGAGGAAGGGCATTAGCCCCTCCCCGTGTCCACGTGAAACATTCCAAACTGTCCGTCCTTTTCCGGGCGATACTCACCAACACCGTTATACCGTCCTCCTGCTTGGAACATATTCGCAATGTCCTCAAGCGTATAAATACCGTCTGCGTCATAGCTGATCGTCAGATCACAGTACCAATTCTTGAACTCACCACGCCACCGAAGATCGGGTGTGCGACCAATACCGGACAGGATAACGATATCCTCACGCATTGTAGGCTTACATCCTTGAATCTTCACAAGCTGATAACCTTCCTCGTCAATGAAGTCCGGTTTAATGAAGAACAGACCCTTTACGCCCTTTTTGTTCGGCAACCATTTCTTGCTATACGCCGCATCAATTGCCGCCTGTTTGAAGCTCTCAACCCGGAAACCCCATTCAGCGCCATTCGCAACAGCTTCATTGAACGCTTCTTCCGTGTACTCCGTAGGCTTTCCCTTGATCCAGTACATCGATTCAATGAACGCCTCCATCGGAGTCTGATACTCCTTCTTGTCAGTAATGCCCATCAGTTCTGCGGCTCTTGCTCCTGCCGGAAGCGCACGCTTCATCTTTTCCGTCCACTTGTGAACGATCAGCGGAGTGTCACCAACAACACGAATAACAGCGGTCTTGTCCACGATGGGTTTGATAGTGATTACCTGTTCCTTCTTGGTAGCCATAGTTTTTTGCCCTCAACTTTCTCCGTACCTTTCTGGTCACGGCTACGAGAGCCGGAGTCCGGCTCCCGTCTGCCGGGATCAGACCTCAAACGCCATCGCCGCCTCTTTTTCTGAATCTCCCTTTGCAAGACAAGTTGCGTATCTGATCATCTGCCGTTCGTCCTTGATTTCTCTAATACGTTTAAGTGTAGGCCAATCCACCAACGATCCAACCCACGGAGCGGCATCCATCAGCTTTTCAACTTCCTCGATCCTGTCCAGAACTTTTTCATCATATGGGATCGTTCCTTCATCCATGTCAATTTCAATGCACTTCAAATGCTCATACATGGAAAACAGATTAAAATGCTCAGTGCTGTTTATTCTGTACTTTTTTGTGGTTGCCATCTTGTTGCCCTCCTTATTCAGTTCGGCAGGATCGAGCATGTGATCTCGATCAGGCGTCCGTACGTTTTTCCGAGCCGATTCATGCAGATCCAATTGTAGAAATCCAAGCGGTTTTTAAAGTCCTTCGAGGTTTTCGTTATCTGCTTTCCACTTTTGAAGGTCGCTGTATACTTTGTCATCGTGCTTGCCCTCCTAAAATTCGTTAGCTTGCTTGGTACGATTAGATCTTAACACATTTTATATAAAATGTAAACTACCCAATTATATTTTTGCATTGTTTTTTTTTGCCCACTTTCCGAGTGCTCGTTCAGCTTCTTCCTCAGATATAGTAGGAATCCCCAAAGCTTCAGCATCTTGAATCAAGGAGTCAATCAATTGAGACATTTGCTTTGTATCATAAACAGATGATCCGTAATAAAGCACAACGTTCGTACAGCCGGGAATTTGGCTTTTTAAGGTATCCGTCTGCCAACCAAGACCGTTTTTCTTCCAACCTTCACGAAGCCTGTCAACAGCCTTGTCCATTACGCAGATAGTATCCGATACACCGCCGATCTCCCGTATAGCATTTCGATATACTTCCGTTTTGCTTTGCCCTGTTCTTTCGGCTATTTTATCGATCATTACCCACGCAAGGGCATTGGCATCAAGGCTTCTTTTGTGGTTGTATTTCTTAATGTCAATGTTCACTTCAGACTCGTGAAGTTCATCAAAAAGCTGTGAAAAGTCCGTTTTGGTAGAGAATGAAATGATCCATTCTCTACCATCACGGCTCCTCGTTATATCCTTCAGATGTCCAATCATTTCATCTCACCGCTCGGCTTGAAATTCTTATACATTGCATCAATCATATCTTTTGCCTGTTCCATCGTCTGTGTATCAGAAGGAACGTCCTCAATAATTTTTGCTTCAATCAAACTCTGACGCATAGCCATAAACCGCATGAACATCTGATTTTTATCCGGGATTCCAAACGCTTCACCCATTGCAACCATTTCATCTGCAATATACTGCTTTACATCCTCGTTCGCAGACTTAACCTTGTCCACCTTCGTTCCAACGGCTTTCGTTGCTCCCTTAGGAGGAGTGAACGGCTTTCCGGCAGGAACGTTCGGAATATCCTGTTCCTTCTGCTTGTTCTGATTGTTAATAGCGTTCGCCAATTCTTCTGCACTTGCGATGCTGTCATCCGCACCGAGATAAAGGAAAGACAATGCCCGTCCGATTGCTGAAGTTTCGCAGTTCTCAATGTAAGAAGTCTTGTTGATAAAACTACTGCTCTGACATTCAAACGCCATTCCCGTTCCGAGGATACGTTCCTCACCGTTTTCATATACCCCGGCTTTCGCTTTCATCACAGCAATGCCGTTTTCAAGGCTTAAAAGATCGGTCTGAATAAAACCTTCCGGGTAAAGCATCCGAAATGCCTTAACTTTTTCATTTACCATGACATAACGCTTGCCCTTAACATCAATTGCGTTCAAACCTTCATTTGCTTTCTGAATCTGCTCAAATGTGATAGCCATTTTAATTTTCCTCCTTGCATTCGTTCGCCTTGTGTGATAGAATGCACACAAGAAAGTTGTTGATTGCCCTCAACCTTTCCCATCGGTTCGGCTGTTACAAGCCGGACTTTTTTTGTTACTTAAAACCACATCGATTCCTCCTTGATACGCCGTCTGCGTGCCCTCCACATCTGAAAACGCTCCATCATCGTGCAACGGTGTGCCTTGATCCGGCGAGAGCCGGGAACCCAATAATATGTATTCATACAACACGCTCTCCCTTCAATTCTCTTGCCATGATCCGAATATCCGTCCACAGATCGTCAAGGTCATTGAGTAAGGAAACGATCTTATCTTCCGCATCCGTTCCCTTCACAGCTTCAACAGCTTCCGAAAGCAGATCAATCGCTGTTGAGATGCCGTCAGTAGCTTCTTTCATGTCCAATGCCGCTTCTTTGTACTGTTCCGAATAATCCGGCACGTCATTGATCCGTTCCCACTCTGCCGCCGCATCTGCCTCCCACATTCCATCAACATCCTGTGTCGGTGCTGTTCTGAAATCCGTAATCATTGTTCATCCTCCCTTTCTCGTGGTATGTACATATCTCGCACTTTTAATTTTCGTTTCACTATCATCCGGCTCGTTTCCCATATCGCCAAATCCGATTCATAAACAGAAAGCGGATTTTCCATGTGGTTCATCTTCCGAATGTAGTTCCTTGCACATTGCAGAGAGCATTTATATCGCTCCGCAATGTCCTTGACCGTCCACAGCGGCTCCATCCTCTTCATAGAACTCCTTCCAATCGCATCCGTATACTTCAGCCATTTTCTTCGCTATCGGAACCGACAGGGAATAGAGCCCTGTTTCGTAATGGCTGATACACGTTGCAGTTCTGCCGATCAGCTTTGCCGCCTGTTTCTGCGTGTACCCTGCCAACAGACGCTTCTGCTTACACTTGTTCACCGTTTCACCTCCCTCCAACTTAATCCAGAATTAAGTTACAATATTATCATATATTATTTTTAACAAAAAGTAAATAACTTTTTGGAATTTATTTATTAACAATTTATTACTTTTTATTTACTAATTATTTATATTAGTATATGATGTGTATATAGGAAGGAGGACATATAATATGAAGCTAAAGGAATTTCGCAAAATGTACGGTTATACGCAAGACGAGTTAGGAAAGAAAGTTGGTGCATCAGCAGTGTCCATTTCTTTCTATGAAAACGGCAAGCAAATGCCGGATTTAATCATGCTTCAAAAACTTGCCGATGCTTTCGGTATCTCAACAGATGAATTGTTAGGGCATAATCAGCCAGAGAAATCAATCGAGAATGAAACAATGCAGTTGAGGGAACGGTTGAGAACCGATCCAAGTTTCAGAATCCTCTTTTCTGCCGCTCAAAATGCAAAACCGGATCATATACGAGCCGCCGCCGCTGTTCTAAATACACTGAAAGGAGAAGACAAGCAAGACGATGTTAACTGAAGGAGATTTTCACGTTTATTCAATTCCTTTTGCCGGGGACATCCGAGGGGCAACAGTTGTCGGGGAGGATAATTTTTATTCAATCTACCTAAACAGCAACCTTCCGCAAGAAGTACAGAAGAAAACGCTTGAACACGAGATACGGCATATCATCAACAACGACTTCTTTAATGGAAAATCAATAGATGACATTGAATGCGAGTAAATATATATTTTTATTATTCTTTATATTCTTATTCTTATTTATATTTATAGACGGTTGTTTCCGTTTGTTCCGTTTTGCTACATTTTGTTATCGTTTGTGAGGCTTTTTATGCCACGGCAGAAAAAACAGCATTTGAAAAAGCGAAAAGATGGAAGATACGTTGCCTTTTTCAAAGGGAAGCCTTTTTATGCTTATACGGAAGAAGAAGCACTTGACCTGCGTAACCAGTACAAGCGTGATTATGAAAACGGCGAATTGTTTAACAGAAATATCACGCTTTTTGAATACGGCTCTAAATGGATCAAGGTATCTTTTCCGAAGGTGTCAAAAGCCACATACAAAGGATTAGCAATCCACCTTCAGCATATTGTTAATGTGTTAGGAAATGAACCAATTTGTAATATCAAACCATTGCAAATAAAACAAATCTATACAAACGAATACAAAAACGCATCCAACTCATATCTAAAAGCCGCAAAACAATTATTCTGCGCTCTGTTTGATTCCGCTGTTGCCGATGGTATCTGTCGTGTAAATCCTGCAAGACAAAAATCAGCGCAACCGCACAAAGGAACGGAAGGTGGTCACAGGGCAATCACGGAAGAAGAACGGCAATGGATCAATACATACTGCCACGATCACAGGGCATATCCTGCTGTTATTACCATGCTTTATGCAGGGATCAGACCACAAGAAGCAAAAGCCTTAAACATTAGCAAAGCATATGATGAAAAAAATAATGTCCTGCATATAACAGAAACCGCCCACCTTGACGGAAACAACGCTTACAAGATAACTGAGAAAGGGAAGTCAAAAAACGCCGCTCGTGATATCCCTGTTTTTCCTCCGGTTGCTGAAGCACTAAAAGGAAAAAGCGGTTTGCTTATAACCACAGCAAAAGGCAAGCAAATCACAGTTACAACATGGAAAAACGCCTATGCTTCATATAAATCCTGTATGGAAACGGCAATCAATGGCTGTCACAAGCGGTGGTATGGAAAGACAAAAGAGCATAAAGAAATTCTGGAAAAAGAAGGAAAACTGCCGAAATGGAAAGAATTTAATGTTGTTCCGTATGACCTGCGGCACTCATTCTGTACAATGTGCAGGACAACGGGGTAGAACTGCACACGTGCATTGAATGGATGGGACACGCCGATGCCACAATGATTATGAAAATCTATGATGAGGTATCGGACAACCGGAGCAAAAAAGAAGCGGAAAAGCTTGAAAAAATCCTGTTTCACGTTCAAAATGATGTTCAAAAGGAAAAAGAAGAACAGGAGAACGTTGAAAACAAAGAGGATCAAGGCTCCTAACCCGTTGCTTCATACCCGGAGTGTCATAGGTTCGAGTCCTATTTGAGCCACATAAAAAAGTCTTGTGAAACAACGAAATCGCAAGACTTTTCTTTTTCTGCGTATGAGCAAAAAACAAATAAAAAAGCAAAAAAAACACTCAAAAAACGTTCAAAAAACGTTCAAAAAAATGCCCTGTCCATTCCAAAGAACAGACAGGGCGGGAGTTGATGTAGCAACTAAATTATAGTTGCATTAGGAAAATTTGTCCATAACTGCATTATACAGCCGTGGTTGGATAACCTTCAGCGTTGACATCAATTCATCAACCACAGGAAAGAATTTCCCCTGTTCCATACCATCGACCGCACGAGCAAACTCACTGTTGCTATCAACCTCAATAACGTTTTGATTCGGTGCAGGTGCGTAAGAGTAGGCTGAACGTTCGGCTTCCTTTTCTTCCCCGAACATTTCTCTTTTGATGGTATAAAACGCCGCAAGCATTATACAAGTTTTAGCATCTGGACTCCGTTTCCCTTGACATTCGGCAATAGCCGCATTCAGATCATTTTCTGTAATCACGGCTATCCTCCTTGTTACATGGCATCAGCAAGCCGTTTGATTTCCATCCGGGTGCGTTCATCTGGAGCATCTTCCATCAGCTCACGAAGCTTATCAGCGAGGCTGTGTCGGGAATAGCCTTCGCTTGAATACCTTCCCATGCTGTCCCTGCGAGCGTTCCGACCACGGGCATACGATCCACGGTAAGAACCACGGTTCATTCCATCGTCATAGGCGTAAGGATACATTCCGCTGTATTCTTCTTCACCTTCAACAATGTTACAAATATGGTCAATTGCGCTTGTAATGTACTTAATGGACTCAACATCATCCTTGCTGAATTTGCCGTTGCCGGAATAATCCTTCAGTTCCTTCATCAGCTTTTCTTTCAGTTCATACAGTTCATTCATTGCTGTTCCTCCTTCCTCACGCAATACGGGTTACGGTCAGATTGGCGTTCTGCATTTCGATAACAGGGGTCGGCACGGTTGCCGGATCTTCATCTGCGGATACATAACGCACCGACAGCGTGAAACAGCATCCTTTCGGAACTGTTATGATTGCCGTGCTTGTAACATTTCCGTACACATCAACCGCCGCAGGAGTAAAGATTGCTCTGCTCGTGAGCCTCGGTTCTCCATTGACCGTAATAGCAACAGCAATCGGAGTCACTTCACCACCTGTAGGGATTGCAACATTGCCGTTGAACGTAACTTGATACCGAGCAAAACAGTTAGGAGTGATCCCACGGAGAATAAAAATCCCTGTTTCGTCTTCATGGTAAACATATCCACGAGGGCAGGAGATAGAGGATGAAAAGATTGCAGGCTGATTCAAAGAAATCAATTGCACATCATTCTTCAGATATTCTGCCATCAGAATCACCCCTTATCCTGCAAAGCTACCGCATCCACACCCGACAGTATTGCCACCGCAAGTGAAAATGGGCGTTCTTCCATAAACCGGAGTCGTAGGAACAGGGCAGGTATTCAGACGGTTGTACAGGGCATCAACTTCGTTAGAGAATCCCTGCTGAATGAACGCATTCTGTGCCGTCTGAGATTCACGAAGAGCCGCCATGTTCAGCTGATTCTGCAAGCCGACATTCTCTCTCTGAGCCTGTGCAAGCTGACCCTTCACGCCGTCAAGCTCAAGGGCGCACAGCTTGTCAAGAATTGCCTGTGTACCACGGGTCTGAGAATCGATAATGTCACGGGTGTTCTGAGCCGCCGCTGTCCGATCAGCACAATTCTCCGTTGCAACGGTGAATTTCAGATCGGCAGTTGCCGCCCGGTTGTCACAGCAACACTGGGCAAGCTGACTCTGAAGAGCAAACGCCTGTTGCATATCGGCGATCTGATTGCTGTACATCTGCTGAGAGATGGCGTTCTGCGCTCCGGTCACAGCCGCCGTTGTTCCGGCAAAGCCGTTACAAAGCTGATTAGAAATTCCGTACACGCCATCACGAATGCTCGTGATGTTGTCATTCAGCATCTGATCCCGGAAGCCATTGTTGATGTTCTGCGAATTGTTCATCCACGGATAGAGGTCGCCTCCACCAAATCCACCACCAAAGCCGTTATTCCAACCGCCACCGAGCAACAGAAACAGGAGAAGAATCCACCATCCAGAACCGCCCATATCACCAAAGCCGCCATTGCCATAGCTACCCATAGGAGTGACAGGCATAACCATGTTAGAGCCGTTTTCATCTGTTAAAGCCATTTTTTATGATTCCTTTCGATTTATTTATTCCATCGGTCTATGCGCACTCAACCGAAAAGAATCAATTTGTGCATTTTGATCGCCGTTTTTACGGAAATTCTGCAAATTCTTCAGTCAAAATGCAGTTTTTAGTATGTTTCGTGGAAAAAATGATCGGTTTTTTCCAAGTTTATTTTCCGAAAAAAGTTTTCTGAAGTTGATTCGTCATCTGTACGGCTTTGTTGTACTGATCCTGCGTGACTTTCCCGGAATTAAGCAACCGTTGTACTTGCTCCTGCGGATTCCCCTTAAACATCCGCTGAAACTGCTGAAACCTCTGAATCAGATTATTTGGCTGATTGTTCATCATGCTATACAGCGGATTACTCATCTTCTTCATCCCTCCTGCGTTTCCGTGTCAGGTTGTCCACTCTGTCACGCAATGCCGTTATTTGCTCTGTAATGCCCTTAATTTCCTGTTTAGTTGCAAACGTGGATAAATTATCATCCGTTAACACGGAAGCCGAATTTGGCGTGTTTTTGTTCGATTCTCGTATGGTATAGTCCAATACTTTCATCGAAGGCATACCGGAAGCGTCAGCCGACTTCAGATAAATTGTTTGTGATTCGCTGTCCCATAGCTGAACGGTATTATTTGGTGCGACAAGATAGCTTTTTGCTCCTGCTTCTCCCTGTACCCAAATCACGCCGTTTTGAACGTTATTCTGCACGTTGTTCTGTATAGGCGCATAATTCTGCGGCTGATACTGCGAAGGCGTGTAATAAGGCGTATAACTCGCAGGAAAACCATTGTTGTACATAGCCATCAGCTTTCATCCTTTCTCGACCAGTAAAACTGGACAATCTCGTTTGAAGAGTCCCAACTGTCCATAATGAATCCGTCTTTTATCGTGACCACATGATTCCCCGTGCAAACTACGAAAACGCCTTTCGGATGATCTTCAGCAAAATCATTTATCGTGTAACAATCGGGGCAGGAGTTTGGAATAACATGGCGATAATACCCATGTGTACGTAATACAGATCCCCACACGCTGTTCGAACTCGGCATATCATTCATCAAGAATCCCGTTTTAACGATCATTGCGTATGCTGTTTCCCAATCCACATCAAGGGCAACAGATATAGCACGTACAGAACAATCTCCAACGTTACGCCCAGACGGGTTGTTCTGAAAAAACCTCCATCTGCTCATGTGCTGAATCCTCAACGCTTTCTACATAACGTTCAAACTCGTCCAGTTTGCCTTTTCGCTTGTATACTCCATACATATGCAAGGCAACATCACGGGTCATTCCGCAATCAATCAGCCTTGCGATCAGCTTGTTCATATTCCCATCTCCTTTCAAGAAAAATTATGACAAAGAAAAAGCCTGTTCACGAGGGTGTGAACAGGCATCTATGCGGTAATTTTATGTCATCTTGCGACCCACGGTGCACCAAGGCTTTTCGCCATTTTATCAATATACGCATGGATTGCTTTCTTGCGTTCTTTCGCATTCGGACTCTGAATAGGATCAACGTTCTTCAAGTATTCAGCTTTGATCCAAACTTTATTGCCATCTGTATCGTAGCATCCGGCAATCGTTTCTGTTTCGTTCATCCAACTATAGTTCCTGCTTCTGAATGTGGGTTTTTCGCCAACCCAAAATACTTCAAGTTTCGTTCCCTTCGGCACTTTCCTGCCTTTAACAACCTCAACATGAGTTCCAACAGCAATTTCATTCTTGAATTTAATAACGCCATCAACATACGCCTTAACAGCACTCGGTTTGAGATAGTTGATAACCTGTCTCCACGTTTCCGGCGTTGCATCAATCTCAGCAACGCCACCGGCAAGGTTTGTGCCATCAATGCCGTAATAGCCGAAGTTGATCCGCTTTATATCATGCTGTTCAGCATCCCAACAGACGGCGATTTCTTCAAGCATACCATCCATCCACATACGGGACTCAATGTTCAGCACGGCTCCAACGTAGGAAATATCATTCTTGAATCTAACTGCCATCTTTGTCATCCTCCTAAAAATCGTTATTGCTTGGTACGGTTATATACTAACACATTTTATATAAAATGTAAACTACTAAAATAAAAAAAGGACAGCTATTGCTGTCCAATTATTCAAAGGTTCATTTATTCATATCTTTTTTGATCAGGTCTTTAATATAAGTTCCAATTCTTTGCGGTCTTGAATTAAGCCATTCAAGCATCTTCATATCTTCCGGCTTTGTTCTATTCAGCGAGAAATTTACTAACTTGATATTCTTTTTGATATAGTCCTGCTGATACCGATAGTTATCAAATTCCGGGTCTTTCTTGCGTGGCATACGATCCCTCCTTTTAGAAGAAGGGTAACACGCATTATATAAAATGTCAATCTTCATAACACGCCACCAACCATTCATTATTTATCAATCGTGCTGACATAAGCCAACTTCTTTGTAACGCAAGAAACGTTAGCAACTTGATTTTATCTTCAGACGAGAAAACCTGTGTACTGCCATCCGAGCGAAAGAAAGCATATCTGATTTTTCTCTCATCATTAGGATCTTTCCTCATCCATTCCTGCAACGAAATCATTATCAATACCTCCACGCAATTTCAAGTTCACGGATCGAAATTTGAATACCGTCCTTCTGCTTTGTTTTTCTTGGAGTATATCCTTTTTGATTTTCTCCAAATGCATCTATTGGATTCAAGTCAAAATCCTTGCATTTGTTTGTGTTTTTTGCATAACTGTCGGAAGGTTCAATTCTTTTCTTTTCACAATAATTTCCGTTTCCTATTACAAACCACGAGCAGTATCTGCAATATTGAGCCATCAATCCATCACCACCAATGCAGTTTCTTCAAGATCATAATGTGAAACCTCATCTTCAGACAGCTTGCGATTGTAAATTGCGTGTCCCCAATAATGATGACCGGATAGGGAATGACCTTCCTTAAAGTCAACGCCATCAAGTCCTTCTCGTGGAATTGCTCCCGGCATCGGTGGACGCATCAGACACAAATACGCATATTGTTCTTTATAATCTTTTGTTAACATAGTCGCTCCTCCTTAATGCTTTTTCATAAAATAATAGTATTCGCCTTTTTGACCGATGTTCTTGTCTGCTGTGTAGCATTGAGAAATACGGCACACAGCCTCTTTTTCGCTGTTATAAATGCCAACACATTCTTCTCTGCCGGAACATAACACACGCATATACACATACCACATATCAATCTTTCTCCTTTATCCCCAAAATGTACTTGATAGCCTTTTCTGCTTTTGCTGAAGCAGTAACAATCATCCGTTTATCGTTCTTCAATGCTTTCAACCAGTTCTGAATATAAGCTGTGCTGTTCTTGAAAGTTGAGTCATTTTCAAGTCCAAGCGTTGCCATGATTGACGCAGACCCTATCTCCGCAACTAACTCCTCAACACTGTATTCATCATCCCCAAACGCCGCTGTTTTTGAAATGCGGTTCAGCCGTTTGGGATGCCCTGTTGAATGAGTCAATTCGTGAAACAATGTCGAATAATATTCTGAGTTGTTCTGAAACTGTTCCGGCAAAGGAAGAACTACTGTATCACTTTCCGGCGAGTAAAAAGCACGATTGCTCTCTCTTGTTTTGAATGTAATACCTTCTCTTTGAATATACTCGTTCGCTACATTGTCAGCAGTTTGATCAGCATTGAAAGTGTACAACATTCCTGCATCCTTGTGGTACTTCTGCTCGACCCCTTCACATTGGCTGATCTTGAAAACGGTTGTCCACGTTATAAACGGGTGATATTTCCCGGTTTCCTCGCCGTCCTCGTCCTTTTCACCAACCATTTTAAAGAATACGATCTTCCGTCCGTGTTCTCCTTTTTTTACGTTGCCGCCACGGTCAACAGCTTGCTTGAACGTTACCCATTCCCCGGCAATGTCCTTAATAACCTCGTCAAAATTCTTGTACTTCTTCTCCGGATCAGCAAGAAGGAACTGATTCAGCAGGGAATACGGTTCTCCGCTGATTCCCGACCATGCACAGGAGTTCGCCATTGCCCACGGCTTGTCCCACGGAATGAATCCCTGCTCCAACATCTCGCAAATCCGATCAGTCACCATCTGATATGTATCAAAACTCATTGCCCTCAACCTCCTTTTTTACTGAGCGAGTGGTTTACGATTCAGCATGGTCATGTCAAACCGAATGATCTTTCGTTTAATTTCCAATGCTTTCTCATAGTTCTGCTTGCGTGCTTCAGCTTTCATCTGCCGTACCATCTGTTTGCGAGTCATTTGACCATCCTCCTAAATTTATTATTGCTTGGTACGGTAGTATACTAACACATTTTATATAAAATGTAAACTACTTTTTATTCTTTTCTGAACTGATCTTCGCCGGGAATTAAGGAAAGAGAACCTCCCTTGTCCCATCTCATCATGATTTGTCCTGCATCATCAACGCCAACAACTGTTCCTGCATCTCCCGGCTTCAAAGTGGTGTAAGTGGTGTATGGATCATCCATACTTACAAGCACGAGCCGTGTGCCTACAGGATACGCCTTTCTAATTCGATCTAACTGCAACTGCGTTGGAAAAACAAACATTACTTTCCCCTCCGATCACACTTCGTATGTATTCATCCGGCTTGCATTTTCAAGCACAGCGACCTTTGCTTCTTCTGTAAGGATCAGTGAAACAGCGTGCCGTTCACTGTGCGTTCTGTCCCTGCAAACGCTCGTCATCACCCACCCGGACTTCGTGTACTCTGCGGTGAACTGTGTGCTTTCCGGCATATACCGATAAGCACTCGGAAAGTCCTGCGCATTAACATCTACAACTGCCGTGATGCCAATCATGCGCTTCTTTGGAATATCGAGGTGCTTTGTGATCCTGTCAACAGCCTTGATAACCCTGTCTGCGGTGATGCACCGCACGGATGCACGTCCTTCAGCTTCCTTGATAGCGGTGGTAAGCTTTTCCTTGTTCGCTTCCTTGATAATGATCTTCATTTGCTTGTCCTTCCTTTTCTGTTAAAATCCGGGGGATTAGCCGCCCACGGTCGGCGTGTCGATACAATAATGATTTTTTTCGTTTGGATACAGCACCATTGCGCCTATTTCTGCGCCCTTCCCTCCATACCTTACGCTGTATTCAATAAACATTGATTCTATTTCACCATTATCATCAATATCAATATGTTTAATTCTCATCCTCAAGCCTTTCTTCCGACCATCAGGCTTACTATCAACAACAGGTATTATCATGCCGCCTTACCTTCCTTCCATGCTTTCAACTTCCGTGCGTTCTCCCGTTCAATCTCAATGTGAATCTTCAGCCTTTCCTTGAATGTCATTGCCCTCAATCCTTTCTCCGTGCCGTTTGGCATCGGCTACGATGTCCGGGAGTTCCGGGCATCGTCTGTCGATGTCAAGCTTCGGTGATCTCCATGTCCCACTCACATCCGTTGTTGTGGTTGTGCCGCCAATGCGAATCCTTGCAGAGCTTGAACATCTCACCATAAGTCCCGCTGGCGTAGTCATGCTTTACGCTCCCGCACCGGATGATCACCTTCCAAGTGCCGTAGTTCTTGAACATGGTATTCCAGAACTTTCTAAGCTGTTGGTACTCCTTGATGCTGATCCTCTTATTTTCTCTCAGCCATTCATCAGCAATCCAAAGGCGTTCGCTGTTCGTTGCTCTGCTGATTAAGCCTTTGAGCGTTTCATAGCTAATGTTTGTGTTGACTGTCATCGTGTTTGCCCTCCTAAAATTCGTTATTGCTTGGTACAGTTATATACTAACACATTTTATATAAAATGTAAACTACTATATGATATTTTTTATCCAATCATGCTTAATTTTTTTCGGATATCATTAACGTTTATTGGATCAATTGACTTATCTCTCTTGAAAATTTCCCATCGTATCTCTTTACCATTCTCGTTTAGCGTTACAACTACCAATGCTTCATCAAGAACAGCAAGATACTTTTGTTTATTTAACTGTAACTTTGCTATGTATTTCATTGTGTCAACCTCATTTTTTTGTCCAGTAATTGCCGATACATCCATCTGTGCTATCCCAAGTGTCCCACACTTTTCCGTCCATGATTGCGACTATATGATGACCGCCAATATGAGCAATTATCCGGTTACTACCAACAATATCAGTATAACCAGACCACAATTCCCTACAGAACTCTTTCCCCGTGTATTTTGTATTATCGAACTTCCGAGGCTGTTTATGCTTTTCCCATCCAAGTGATTCCAACCACTTTTCATAACACTCTTTACAATTCATCTGAAATCCTGTTTTGATCTGAATTGTTACAAGTCCAAGCACAACATCTGTATACGATAATCCAGTTGCTGTAGATAATGCCCTTACAACACAATCATCAGTTTTCCTGTTGTGAGGATTTTGGTTGTGATACACGAATGTATCAGTATTAATGTACTTTCTCATGGCTTATCCTCCTTAATATTTCCTTTACAAGGTACCATTATCATTCTATCACATTTTATATAAAATGTAAACTACTAAATGTCTTGACTTGTTATGGATGTATTATTGAATGTTTATGTATCAATAAACAAACAATAAAAAATCCCCGGATGTTAACCGGGGATGTGCTTGAATATGATCTGTTCACAACGGTGAAAGATATTTCTTGTCTGCTTTGGTGAAAGTTCAAACTCTTCAGCTAAACGCTCAAATGTAATGCCATCAAATAAACGCCTTGAAACCAAACGCCTGTTCCGTTCTGCGTTTTCGCCGTTTATCCATTCAAATATCACTACTTCAAGCTGACTTCGGCTGAAACTTTCTGTAAGGCTCATGCCTTAACCTTTCCGGAACCATTGCAGTTGGGACAAGTTTTTGTGCCGTTCCCGTTACTTACTTTCACCCGTCTGCGAACTGTCCTTGTGTAAACCACTCTCGACGCCATTTATTATCACCTCACCGCTACCGTTCAGAATGGCGTTGCTATTGCCATCGGCTTCGGCATTGTATGATTCAGTTATTGATTCTGTCTCAAATTGACTTTCGTAAATGAGCCATCCTACATTTGAACCAACAAGAGCAATGATTAAAATAATGACAATAACCCAAAGCCGTTTGTTAGTTCTCTCAAATCTCGCCATCTCGCCTTCATGTGCGAAATAGGGGATCGTAGCTGTATTGTTTTCCATCTTTTTCCCCTCCGTGGTTTTTTAACATTATACCACGAAAAGCCTTATTTCTCAACGGTTTCGGGCGGTTTGTCTTCATAGACTGGTATCTCAATTGCTTCAACATTTGCGGCATCAATCAGACCTTCACCGATAATGTACGCAACCACAGCCGCCCCGGACATAATCAGTGCCGTAACCTGTACGGCTGTTTCCTGCGTACCACCGAAAGCAATAATCATTCCTGTCGCAAACTGAGCCACAGCCGCCCAAAACTTGCGAGATGTCAATTTCTTCTTCCAATCAATCATCGTCTACATACCCCTTTCTTATTGCTTCAATAACAGCTTCTTGTATGGTATCGTATTCGTTGGTTTTCATGTATTTAAGAATTTCGTCTAACTCATTAGCAGAAAACTCAATCATTACTTTACCCATTATTCAAGCTCCTCCCGGCTTACGCCACGGGTTAAAAGATATTCATACAGCTTATCGTCTGTTTCCTGTAGCTTTACGTGGTCATTCCCGCTTTGAAGGTGCTTGACGATCCTGTGCAACGCTTTCAGAATCTCTGTGCTATCCTTCTTGCTTTCGTCAAAACGGCGGTTTCCTTGTTCCAACCGCTGATTCACAGCAACTTGCCATGACTCAATGTTCGCAAGCCTTTCCTTGATGGCGTCAATCTCCCTTGCACGGGCATCCCGTCCGGTAAGCTTTTTCCATGCATCAACGCCTTTTGACAGCACGTTAATGCCCTCAAGTACGATCAGAATCACGGCGAGCGTTATCAGCAGATTACTGCCGCTCAGTTCTACGTTAGGCATTGGTTTCACCCCCTCTCCGCTGTCATCGTGCCACCGTATTTGCCAACTATCTCATCGGCTACGGCTTTCCCAAGGTGCTGTATGTTAACGGTGTATAGGGTAGTTTCACCGGAATTGAGAGCCTCCCATGTTTTTGTGCCTACAACGCCATCAGCGGTCAGACCGTTGTCGCTCTGAAATGCAATGACAGCGGAAAGGGTCTTGTTGCCAAACGAGCCATCTGCCCCATACGGAGACAGATCATAGCCTCGCTGAATCAGTTTGGTCTGCAATAGAGTCACATATTCGCCTTTTGAACCCTTGCGTAATGTCGGTAATGTCACGGGAGCACCCCCTTCAATGCCTTTCGGAATACCATAATGCGTCCATCCCCGGTCTGTCGGTTTGCCCTCTTTGACTTCCCCGGAACAATGAACAATTTTACCGTTGCCGATATACAAGCCTGTATGCTCCATCACCCTTCCGTTGGCTTTGAACACACAGCAGATTTTGTCCTTCGGCATATCGGCAATAACGCCCTTTTCTGCCCAGTTAGAGGCGGTATTCCATTGGCTCGTTGCTCCGGCTCCGGCAAGCGTAACGCCTACACGAGCGAGAACCCACCTCGTGAACCCACGGCAATCGAAAAACAGCGTAACACCGCCCGGATACCACTTGCACCCGGCGCACGTATCCTTCGGCGAGGATGCCCGGAGCCGTTGGCACTTCTTGCGGATCGCATCAGCTTCACCGGACGGACAGACCGTGCGGTTTGCGTACTTCTCCCGGTTGGATTTAGTGCATTGCTGTCCGTAGCCGCCCCACACGTAAGACCACCCCAAACAGGCTTCGGCAAGGGAAACAATGATTTCCGCTTTCGTCTTGCCCTCTGTGCGACACTTGTCGAGCAATGCGGCTACCTGTGCGTATGTGTTCATATCATCTTTCCTCCTGTCCAAAGGCGAATCCAACGAGAAACCCTGCAACAGCTCCAACCGCCATCAGAACCACAGCAATAACCCACATCAATCATCATCCTTCCATGATGCATTGCAGAGAGCGATCATCAAAACCCCAACCAACGCACCAACAAAAACAGCAGGGATTAGCCACCATGCAGATATCATGTTAAACACCTCTAATGCGGCTGTTTCCTTGCACAGCGAATTGGACATTTACCCGGAGATTGACTCCGGCACCGCTTTTCATAAGTTCGACAAATTCCCCTTTGTCGAACTTATTCTTCCACAGTCCGGCGATTATAAACCACCGGGGACAGGATGTTACTCCCGTTGCTGTCCGTAATGGTTGCGTACTGATACGTGATGTCATTGTCCGCAAGGTCTGCGGCAATAATGCTGTAGAATCGCTGAGTTGCCTGCCGCCTGTCCGCAAAAATCTGAACGCTGTGAGTCTCCACATTCCCCTTGTAAAAAATCCTTGTTACGATGAAGAAATAGTTTTCCATTGTTTACCATCCTTTCTTAAATGAGATTCCTGTGTAATTTAGGTGAACGTAATGGTTGCGTTCAACTCGCAAACGCCGAACAAATTATTGTCTGGAATCGTTCCTGTTGTTGGCAAGGAAAATGTCAAAACCTTATTATTTCTTAAGCTGATATTTGATGCTTGTGAGCTTTGGCTTATTAATCCAATATTACCGCTTGAGCTCCATATGGATGAATTGTTGGTCAAATTCACCGTGAAAGAAGTGACATTTGATTCGCATTCCTTTGGCAGTCTGTAGTTAAAGTAAAGGCCTGATTTGTCGGTCAATGAACGTATAAGCACCTGTGCTCCATTAAACGAAAATGTATCACCGACTTTGAATTTATCTCTTGCAAGCTCAATCCAATTTGATCCCCACGTTCCGCCATATTTTTTGAGGATATACATCGTATAATTATCCCGTTGAAACGGAACGGCGATAATCTGTATATGCTCACTTGCGTATTTTGAAATGAACAGAATCGTAGCATTAGCAACCGGGCCACCTTGATTTAATGCAGTAGATGAAGAGCCAAGTACCGCCCAATAAGTGCCAACAGAAAGCGAATCGCAATAGTCTTTGATATTCGTATTTGATGGGATGGTTGTCGCAGTTTGCAATTTCTCCAAAGACTGATTTTGCGAATTAACGGCATCCGTGATCCGGCTGACATCCGTTGAGAACACAGATGCATCCGGTCTGTCCGTCATTGCAGGAATCGTGATGGTTTCGCCCGTGGGTTGAATCGTTTTTGTGGTTGCCATTCCTTTCACCTCTCATTCAAAAATCACAAAGGGGTCGAGTTGCTCAATTTCTTCCAAGGTAACATCCGGGTTGCTCTCAATGCTGATGGTCACAGGTTCCGCATCCACCTCGCATTCCGTGTCCTGCAAGGCTTTGTGTGCCACTTGAAATGCCATTCGCTTTTCAGCATCTTCAATGGTCACCATGCCACCGGGGATGATCTTTGCTCCATATTCTGAGATCAACCTCTCCTCTTCCTCTGCTTGGAAATCCATGTTTTCCTGCAACACCCGTTTGAGGTGATGCAGAGCCAACGCCTCCTTTCCCCTTACTCGCTGTCGGAGGGCGGTGATGGCTTTGTATGCCGTCACCGCATCCCCCTGTGTGGTCTTGATCATGCTCTCCCTCCTTATTGCTTGTATCGAACGGTGCAGGCACTAAATGCACCGGACGATGTGTTGCGGTATTTGATTACCATGTCTTCGTTGAGTAGCATTGCCACCGATCCGGGAGCCGTTGTCTCCAATCTGATCCAAATGCTCCCACCTGTTGATGACAGCGGAATGGCTCTCGCCGTGGTATCCATGTGATCGATGGTAATCGTTGCCCATTGTCCCACTGTCAGCGTTTCCGTGGCAAGGATTTCGTAATTCTGCCCGTTCCAGATTCTCGCCCGAAAACTGTGGTTCGCATACCCGGACATGTTGTAGAACTGGAGCCTTGCCCGGATGCCGTAGTACAGACTGTCTCCGCTGACATACTCTTGCGCTGTGTAGGGGATTTCAAAGTCTCTGTAATACCCCAATCCTCCCGGCTCATCCATCGTGAGATGATCCGGGCGGTAGTTGATGTTTTTCAGCGCACCGCTTGTGGGTTGCAACCAGATCACGTTTGATCCGTCACTCGGCTCAGATTGAGAAACCACGATCCGGGGGAGTCCGCTCCCGTCAACCGTAAGATTGCCCGTCACCTGCAAATCATGGCATCGCACGTTTCCTGCATCACCAACGCTGAATGTCGCATTGGCTTGGCTCGTTCCGAACATGATGGAGGAGTTGTCTCCATCCTTTGCGGTCAGCTTGAATTTTCCTGCGGTATCCATGATGATCCCATTTGCATCAAGGGTCAGCTTTTCGGTTGATCCGGCCTTGATTTTGATGTACTTGCCGCCAGTGATCTCAATGCCTGCCGCCTTGATATCGATGCCGGAGCGGATGACATAGGCATTGTCTGCCACATAATCCTTCGTATACTCCGTGTCGGTGATCTCATCCACCTTGTCATACGGGAACGTATAACCCTTTGGAAATGCCTCTTTGAACCTGTATATCTTGCCCTTGTAGCTTACGATCTCGCCCTTTTGCTGAATCCGGGTGTTATCATATGCCGGAGCGATGTTGGTTGCCGCTTCCTCCACGGAAAGGCTGATGGAATCAAGCCTACTGCTCAACGTGATGTTGCTCCCACCGGATGTGCCAAGCACCAGTTTGTCAGCAGAGCATTTCAGCGTACCGCCCGTCTCAATGCTGATGCCGTTCTTGTCCAGTTTCACGGCGTTCGTGGACGAGTTGCTCTTGATCGTGATATTCCCTGCCGCTTGCATCGTGATCCCGGATGCGTTCATCACAAGCGTGTTCTGCGGATTCTGCTCCGTGGAGGCTGACGAACGAATGATCAAGGCACCGCCGGAATCAACGTACATGTTTCCTTGAGCGGTAACGTGCAAAGTCTCATCATCAATGAAAACGCCCGTGTTGGAGATGTTGGAGGAATACATAGCCGTCTGCGATCCATCAATGATCGCCTGTGCCAGTTCCTCCGCATCTGCCGCCCGGTCATACGCCGCATTCACGCCCAGTTCGCTAACCTTGACAGAGCCGATCTCCGTGCCATTGGCGAGGAAGGATTTAGTCCAAGTCCAGTAGTATTTCCCGGCTTGATACGCAGGAGGCGTGGTACTCCAGTTGCTCCATGCCGCTGACGGCGCATTGGTGTAGGAGGTATGCAGGTAATACCGGGTTTCGATGCTCGTAACGCTCTGCCCGTTGGTGCCGTTTGTGCCGTTGGTTCCCCGGTCACCCTTGTCCCCCTTGTCCCCGTATGTGCCGATGATCACGGGCGTGGTATCAGCCGTTGTTCCGCTCGTGTACGCGATAGACTCATAATTCCACAGGTACTTCTTCGTGGCGGTCATCGTCTGAATCGATGTTGTCCACCCGGATGTGGATTTCGTCACCCCACTACTCGCACTCGTGGCAAGGTAATGCTCCGTGATGTTCCGCACTCCAACGCCTGCCGCACCGCTTGCGCCCGTTGCGCCTGCAATGCACACACCGCCTGTTGATGGCATATACGTGGTAGAGCCGTCTGCATGGGTAACCTTCGTCCGCATCCACATGAACTTCCCATTCGTCCATGCAGGTGCCGTATCTGCCCATGATCCACCGCTCAATGTTGTGTTGGAGGTGGAAAGGTAGAACTGTTGGATGCTGTTTGTCACATCGCCCTTTTTGGCGAGTGCGGATTCAAGCGTCCCCGTGCCGATCTGAATCTGATCTGCGGAGGCGATCAATTTGCCACCAGTAGCCAGTACGATGGAATCCCCGGAAATGCTGATATAGCTCCCAACTGTTTTCAACGCTCCGGCAGGTGTTACACCCAAGGTGATATTGTCCGCTTTTTGCTCAATCCGGCTTGCCTGTGTGGACAACTCATCTTCTGCACTCGTGGCACGGCTCACCTCAGAGATAATCGCATTGTTTGTCACGGAAAGCTGTGCCCGGGTTGCAATCAATTCATCCCCAAGCCGTGCTGAGGTTTCTGCCAAAAGCGAAATCTCCGTGGTGGTCTGATTGATGCGGGTTTCCTGTATGATCTCTGACGCCCTGTCACCCGTTTCAACC